GATCCAGAAGCGACACTACTAAACCCTCCATATGATAGTGAACAGTGGTGGGCTAAGAAAGCTGCGGAAGATCAAATTGTAGAAATGCAAGTGCAACAATTCTGGGCAGACTACCAAGACGATGAAGAAGCTAGAGAGTTAATTACTCAACAGTTTTGGTTAGATTATCAAGCTGCAAAAGAGGAAGCAGCAGCAGCAGATAAATTATGGTGGGAAGCAAAAGAAGCTAGAGACGCAGCAGCACAAGCAGAAGAAAGAGCATATTGGGAACAAGTTTACGCAGATAGAGATAAAGCTGCAGAAGACTCAGCACCTAGTAATCTAAACTTCGGAGGGATCTTCTAATGATAGAAGAAGCACTGATGAACTATGGGGTTCTCGGACTGTGGACCATGACTATGTTGGGAGAGAGATTCCTATACAATAAGAAAACAGCAAAATTAATAGATAACAATACGATAGCGCTTACAAAAGTACATGAGGTAATGAAACAATGTCGGAAGTAAAACAAGAAAATGAAAAAATACAAGAAAAAGACTCTATTCAAGATGCTAAAGAAACTTTGGCTAAAATTCAAGAAGCCATTAAAGAAGCAAAAGAATTGAAAATTAAAGATGTTCTCTCTGGGAAATCAGATTCTGGACAAGAACCAGTTAAAGAAAACCCAGAGGATAAAATAGAGAAAGAATGTAATGAAGCACTAAAAGATACAGGTTTAACAATATGATCGATCTCTCCAGAATCATTTGTGTAAAATGTGGAGAAAGCCGTAGAGTTTTAACCGGATCGAAGAAACATAGTGAATGTATCTGCGGTGAATGTTACTATCCTCGGTTGTAAGTGTTTTTACACATTGGGGCTAGGTTGGGAAAGGTTTAAATAAAAGCTAGACCCTTAATATAATGAGGTAATAATCAAAAATGGCAGATGCAACAGGACAAGCAGATTTAAGAGCCGAACATTTCGAAAGAATGGTCAAGGGCTTCGCACTCCAAGCCTTCAAGTTGAAACAAGTAGTAATGATTTCTCCTAGTAGCGCATGGACAGAGACATATTACAGAGAAACCGCAACAGAATTAACAGGCGGAACAGGTAGTGCAGTAAGGGGAGTACCCAGACTAGCAGCTTTCCCATACGGTGAAGTGACATGGACTAAGGTTCAAGCACTTATAGAAAAGTATGGAATGGAGGGAGTAGTATCTTGGGAAGATCAGATGACTAATAACATCGATGTAATCGCAAGAACACTTCTAAGAGTTGGAAGATCAGTAGCTAACGCAGTTGATGCACAGATTTATTCTGTATTAGAAGCAGCAGCTGGAAACAGTGTAGCAATTACTGCAGGGAATGAGTGGGACAGCGCGACTGTTGCAAATAGAGACCCAATTCAAAATTTACTAGACGCAAAGAGAGAACTACATATCGATAACTTCGACCCAGATGCTAATTTAACATACATCTTACTATCACCTAAAGACTATGCAAACCTAATCGGTAACACGAAGTTTGTAAACAGCCCAACATTCAGGGCAGCAGATGTAATAGCAAAAGGAGTAGTTGGAGAAGTAGTTGGTCTAAAGATTATTGTTTCTAATGTCGTGACCACAGACAAAGCATTAGTTTGTATTGCTAGAGAGTGTGGAACATGGAAACAAGCATCACCATTAAGAGTAGTTTCAGATGTAGATCCAGGAATTAAGACTACAATCAGAGCATACGAAATGGGAGTTTGTCAAGCAACAACACCAAACGCAATTGTGACTATCACAAATACACAGGCTTAAAATGGGAACTGAAACTAGAAGAAAACTAGCAAAATTATATCATGAAGCTAGTGAAAAGGTTAAGGGACTCGACCCAGTGAAAAACTGGGAAGTCTATTACAAAGAGTTCGAGGACGAGTTCAAAGTAGTAGTCAAAAAGAAAGCTAAAAAGGAGAGTAAGTAAAAATGGCAAACGAAGCAGTAATAATTCAATTATTAGGAAACGGGGGAGACCCCATCAGATTCACAGTAGCAGATGGTGCTGGAATCGAAAAAGGAACAATTATGAAAATTAGTGGAGACAACACAGCAGCAGCATCCACAGCAGACGGAGACCTATTAGTAGGAATCGCAGCAGCTGAGAAAGTAGCAAGTGATGGCTCAACAACACTAGCAGTTTACACAAATGGGATATTTGATTTAACAGTTGATGGAACAAACACAGCAACATTAGGCTACCCACAAAAAGCTGATGGTACAAACCTAATCTCTGACGCTGACGACGATACAGCAGAGGGAATGATGGAAGTTATTGGTTACGCAATGGAAGCAGGTTCAACCAATGAAGTAATCGCAGTAAGGGTATTGAAATAAAATGGCAACAACAAGTCAGCCAGGAGCTGGTGCTACACCATTTCAATCTATAGCAGCTAAAGAAGCTACAATTGGAAATGAAACAGTAACTACATCAACAATACAAAATCTAACTGTATCAAATACCCTTACAAGAAATAATATAACATTTCAATATCCATTCAGAACAGGAACTGAAGGGGCAACAGGTGGATTCGATGATGCAAATGATACAGGAACTGCAACAGTTCCAGCAAGTCAAACTGGTTCAACATTTTGTGTACCAATTACTGGGCTAAAGCAAGGAGATATTTTACAATCTTTCTTCTTATCTGGACAGTTAGAATCAGCAGGTAACACAGCAACTATTGATGTATCTCTAAGAGCAACAACAGCAGCTGCAGCAGATTTAACAGATGCTTCAGTTCAAGCAATGACTCAAGTATCCAAAACAGCTGATTATTTAGTAGCAGAAACAACAAATGTAGCTGGTGGACACACAGTAATTGCTGGAGAAAGTCTATATTTTTTAGTAACAGTCACAACTGCAGCAAATACAGATGTAGATTTGCAATACATATCACTAACAGTTAATCAAGTTTAAGATGGTATTCAGTGAAATAGTCTTTTTTAAGACTGAAGAGGATAAAATAGCATTTGCTAAAAATATCAATGCAAATAGAGAAACTCTTCTAACTAAAGAAGAACCAAAAAAAAGGATTCCAACAAATCCTTTAGGAGAATAAGATGGCAGCAGGAGATGTAACAGTTGAAATTATTGATGCGATAGCAGCAACTATTGACACAAGAGTAACAGCTTTAAGAGTAACAGCTAATGACAAATGGTTAATGGCTGCAATCGGACCAGCTAATCAACAAGTTATTTTAGTACATATCGAGGAAGCTTAAAGATGGCAGCTGGTGATGTGGATGTAAAACTTACTAGACCTAGATTTTTTAAGGCTAGTAGATGGGACGGTGTAAACGACGCAGTAACAATCGACCATAACCACAGACAAATAGGTTCACATTTGAAAGACGGCTTTACTTTAGCTGCATGGATAAGACCTAAATCAGCAGGAGAGGGTGGAGGCACAGAAACAGGTAGAATTTGGGATAAATCCTCAGCAAATCCGGGAACAAATGGGTTTTATTTCTCATTAAGCACAGCTCCGACTACAAATTGTTTAAAATTTAATATAAATGGTGGAACTGAGGCATCAAGCGCGGTCGGCTCAGTTACATATAACGATAAAAAATGGTATAGAGTATTAGTAACTATTACCTCAGCTCAATTAGTTAATTTCTATGTTGATGGAACCATATCAGGAACAGCAGATCAAGATGTAGTCCAAACAATATCTGCAATCACTGCAACAAATGATCCAAGAATAGGAAATGAAGCTACTACTACAAATAGGACTTTCAAAGGTCCAATGTGTCATGTGAAATGGTGGGACAGAGTATTAACTACTGCAGAAATCACAGAAGATGCAGGAAACACCCACATTACTAAAGGTTGTATCCACTGGTTTAAATTACAAGACGATTACGCAGACTCTGGAAGTATTGGTGTGGCAGGAACAAATTTTCAAACTACTCAACTAGGTTATGAGGATACTATGACTAGGATAACTGATGCTCAAAGAAATGCAGCAACAGACCAATGGCTAATTTACTCTGGGCTACTCGGACAAACAGGTATAGTTAATATAGAAAACTGATTCTTATAATTTCTAAAAGCCCTCCAGAGCCGTGCGGGCTCTAAAAACTGATAAATGATTTCTTATTTACATAAATTCTCGCTTCGCTCATATAGTATGTCCCCCACCATCAAGATTAATTATTTCCCTATCGTAATTCTGGGGTTTGCCTCAGAATTACCCCACAAAACCCACCACCTATAATTAATCTTGGTCACTTTACCAGTCCTTCGGTTTGCTAGGGACTGCTATCTTTCGGATGAAATAAAAATCCGAAAGCTAAGCAACCCACAAAAAAGCTGACCCCTCCCCCCCCTAGGGTTATTATCCCTTAATAAATATACACACAAAATAAAAACCTCAAGAGCTTTTACCTTTCTTAAGAATTGAGCAAAAGCTCAGGAGGTTTCCAAAATGGAACAAAAAAATAAATTACCAAAATACAAAGGAGATGGAGTAGCAATATGGGAAAATACCATAGCTAAAGGAAAAAACACAGGTAAAACATACCTCGGAGTAAAGATATTAGGTGGACCAACAGTCGCCTGCTTTGAAGTAGAAGAAAAGGAGGAGTCAAAATGACTTCTCCCATTATAAACACTTTACTCACCATCTCTGGTGTAGAAGACAAAGGTAAGTTTAATCTATTCACAACTGAACATGGAAAGATGTCTGTTTGGAAAGATGATAAAAACAAAGATCTAATGGCTAAACTGATGGCTCATATCAGTCAGCCAATAGAAGCAGGTGTTCAAATAAATGGAACATTTACAAATATTAGAACATTTATTGGTCTAGCACCATCAACAGCAAACAGTGAAACAATGATAGTTGCTATGAACAACCCTGCTTCTAAGCATTTTACACCAGTTCCACAGGAAATGATGGTGTCACCACCAACAACAGACTATGGATGTAAGCTTAGATACAAACAAATAGCTTCAGGTCAGTTAAGGATAGAGGTTTGTGGTTGTAAAATGGCTACAGCTGAAGAAACAAGCAAAGAGAACAAGAAGCTAATGGCTGATGCCTTACAAACAGTAACAGCCTTCAATAAGGAGGTGATGGTACAATGACTACAGACAAAGAAGCAATTGAGAGACTAACCCTCTCTTTCTTTTATTTGGGTAGGGTTAGTGAGACTTTCAGGCGGGCTAAAGATAGCCTTCCTGCATAAAGTTTAAATACTTTAAGGTAGTCTAGAAGATCAATTGATCTTCTAGCTATGGGTAAAAGCATCTAAAAGCCTAGCGGGCTGGCTACCTATCTCAAGCCTGAAAGAGTAGGAACGGGCTATGGGCTTAGGGCAGGCTTTAATCGCCTGCATCAATAACGTCTATCCTGCCAACAGGGTTAACATAATGCCTCACTTCGTTCGGCTAAAACCATCCCCGGGCTACCGCCCTCCCCCATCCACGCTCCCACCCACCCATCCCGTCCCCGCTCCCCGCCCCCGCTTCGCTCCCACCCACCCCACCCATACTAAAGCCCATAATAAAGCCCACCCACCCAAGACTCGCTTTATAGTATATGCGAGTCTTAAAGGGTGAAATATATATACATCCACCATCCGCCAGGAATATTTTATATTAATACTTACGTACTGGCTACCCAGGCTCAACCTTGCTTTCTCTTTCATACGTATATAATACGTATAAACAAAACAGCCTCAAGCTATCCGAACATATATGTATGTACGTGATACATGATATATATATTTATAAGTATGTATGTATATGTATGTATGTATGACACAAAACGTAACTACTACAATCAGCCCTGAGTTTAAAGTCCTATGTCAGAAACATAGAATACCCTACTGTGAGGCTCTAAGAACAGGTATAGCTATAATGCTAGCTGAGAAAGACGTACAGGAGTATGATAATAAATTAATATTACATAGGAAGATGAAAGCATATCAAGCTAAGGTAGAAGAACTTAGCCAGAGGTTGAATAATGGTCAAAGTAAAAAAGAAGATAACAGATGAACTAATGAAAGACTTAGTAGATGCAGAAGCTAGGGTGATGGAAAAGGTTAAAATCAGAATCCAAGAGTTAATGGATGATCCTAAGATGCAAGAGAAGTTTCTAAAAGAGGTTGAAGATGGTAAAGCCAGACTACGTAAAAGCAACAAAGTACAACCGACAGCTACATGAGTTTGATAACATAAACCCTAAACAGCACTTGCTAAGCGGTACACACTCGAGAAGTGTATCTAGAAGTATTGCCAAGTAAAACCTGTGGTGGTCTTCACATTGGTTGTCGTATAACTGTACCACAGGGTTGGGGGAGATATATATGAAGTACGATCCATGGCAAGAGAAATTCCTGAAAACAAAGGGGAATAAGTGTATCCGTTCGGGTAGACAGGTTGGAAAGAGTACAGTAGTAGCTAAAGATAGCGGGGAGTATGCTGCCCATAATAGAAATAAAAATGTTATGGTAATTGCTGCTACTGAAAGACAAGCCTATTTGTTATTTGAAAAGATCCTATCTTATTGTATGAATAATTACAGGGGTCTGATCTGTAAGGGTAAGGATAGACCTACCAAAAGTAAGTTAAAACTAACTAATGGAAGTACAATTTACTGTTTACCTACTGGTTTGAGTGGTTATGGAATTAGAGGTTACACAATACATAGATTAATAGCTGATGAAGCAGCATTTATTCCAGAAGCAGTGTGGGATGCGGTCACCCCCATGCTTGCTACTACTAAAGGTGACATAGTCCTCTTATCGACCCCTTTTGGTAAGGGGACATATTTTTACAACTGCTTCTTTGATGTAAACTTCACACAGTTTCATGTTTCATCAGAAGACTGTCCTAGAATAGATAAGGAGTTTCTAAAGAGAGAGAAAGAAACCAAATCCAATATGGCTTATGCTCAAGAGTATTTAGGCGAGTTCGTAGATGAACTATTACAGTTCTTCCCTACTGAATTAATAGAAAAAGTTATGATCCTCCAGAAAGAAACTCCTCCTAATCCCATTGGTAAGAACTTTCTGGGTGTGGATGTAGCGAGAATGGGCGGTGATGAAACTGTCCTCCTCTCGTTGCAGATGAATGGACGACACAATAAACTTAAAATGACTGATTTAGAAATAAGTAAAAATACATATTTGACCGAAACGGTCAGGAGAATAAAAAATGCGGATAATAAAAACAAGTATAACAAGATATACATTGATGATGGTGGGCTTGGAGTTGGGGTCTTTGATCCTTTGCTTGAAGATAACCAAACCAAAAGGAAAGTTGTGGCGATTAACAATGCAAGTAGATCGATCGACAGGGAAGAAAAAAGGAAAAGATTACTCAAGGAAGATCTCTACAATAACCTCTTAGTGTTAATGGAGAGGGGACAGATACAACTATGGAAAGATGCAGATATAATGCTTTCATTAAAGTCAGTGCAGTGTGAATACAATAACGGAAAACTAAAGATCTTCGGAAGATATACACATATTGCAGAAGCATTAATCAGAGCAGCTTGGTGCACAAAAGACAAACGTTTAAATATTTGGGTAGCATAGGTAAATACATGGCAGATACTGGAATATTCGCAACAACTGCAGAAGTAAGTAGAAAAGCAGGAGCAGGTGCATCAGCAACAGCTAATGTTGAAGCATACATAAATGACTTTATGACACAAGCAGAAAGTTTCATTAATGTAGCATCTAGAAATAACTGGTCAGATTCATACTCAGGATTAAATGTAGATGTTAAAGGATTACTAAAAGAAGCAGCATCAAACTTAGCAGCCATATATGTGATCAACTATGACATGAGTGGTTATGATTCAAGAACAGAGGCGGAAGATAAGATTAACGTTTTACGAGATGCTGCATTAAGGGCAATTGCAGTATTAAGAGATAAGAAAGCGGAGACCTTTATCGATGGTGCATGATTTTAAGAAATTCCCTGAATTAACAAACGCACAGATGGCGGAAGATTACTTCAACAGTCCTCATAAACAAATAGTTGAGGATTTCAGAGCAGATGTTGTAAAAGTACACGATGGAGATACTATTACACTCAAATGGAAAGAAAGGGATTTTAAATTCCCTGTTAGAATTATTAATATTGCAGCACCTGAATTGAAAGAAGATGGTGGAAAGGAAAGCCAGAGTTGGCTTGAACAAAAAATATTAGGAAGAATGGTAGATATAAAAATGAATCAATACAATAGAGTGGATAAATGGGGAAGACTGTTAGGAGCAGTTGAATTAATGGGGGTAGATGTTGGAGAAGAAAGCATCTTAGCCGGACAATCAGTTAATTGGGGTGATAGAAATGACGGGAAACTCCCTGATTTTGAAAAGGAGATGGAAGAAGTATGGTCATGACTGATTTGTTTGGGCGGGGGTTTCTATACTCTGATGATGGTTACGCTCTAGTAGCTGGTGACTTCATGAATTTAGTATTTCAGTCACCACTAACAGATAACTTGAATGAGGGTTGTACACAAACCTCACCAATCACAGATGTTTATGATTTTGATTCTTCAAGTTATGTAACACTTAACTGGACTAATACTGGAGGTAATACAACTTACCAATATGATCTAGGAGAAACTAGATCAATTAGATCTATAAATTGCACTTGTGCAGCACAGGGAACTCAATCAACTACTTACACAGTAAAATTACAGGGTAGTTCAGATGCAGCAGCATGGACAGATTTAGATACTGAAACAGGAGCGAAAGGTTCAGGTATAACAATTCAATTAGCTTTATCCGTAGCAGATCAAAGATACAGATATGTTAGATTCTATTTCAATAGTGTTCAAGCTGCGTCAGCTTCATCATCAGGATTTTTTATATATAACTTTGGGATATACATATGAATGGACCGGAAAGAGATCAAATGCAAAAGGACATTAAAGAATTACTTACTCAAATGGTGAGTAAATTATCTAGTATAGATACCAATACAAAAAAATAGGAGAAAAAAATGCCAGAAACAGACATCGGCAGTGTTAGTAGCACTGATATGACAAATATAGATAGTTTTGATTATTCTGTGGATGCTGTTTCAACAGATGGAGCAGGAGATCAAAAAGAGACAGAATGGCAAAATTCAGAATGGACCAATCAACTAGGATATTATAAAGCAATCCCTGAACTACAAGCAGCAATAGATGCTAAAGCTACATGGACTGTGGGGAAAGGATTCAAATCAAATCCATTAACACAATTAACCTTAATGAATATTCAGGGAGTCGGAACAGATACTTTTAACACTATATTAGAAAATATGATCCGAACTTATAATATAGGAGGAGATTCCTATGCAGAAATAATAAGAGATACTAAAGGTAAATTCATAAACCTAAAACCTCTTGATCCATCAACTATCAAAATCATAGCAAATAGAAAAGGAATTATAATCAGATATGAGAAATCATCTAAGATCACAAATAAAAGAGCACCTCAGAAGTTTAAACCTGAAAACATATTCCACTTATCACGAAATAGAGTAGCGGATGAAATCCACGGATGTTCACTTATCGACTCTGTAGAGAACATTATCTTAATGCGAAACGAAGCCATGGCAGACTATAAGAAAGTCATGCACAGAAATGTTCAACCAGTAAGGATCTGGAAACTAGACACAGATGACGCTACAGAAATATCAGCATTTAAAACTAAAGTAGATGCAGCAACAAAGAACCAAGAGAATATTCTTATACCCAAGGGGACAGTGGAGCTTGATCAAGCAAGTGTAGCGCCAAATTCTACACTTAACCCACTCCCTTGGATTCAACAATTAAACCAATACTTCTTTCAAGCTACAGGTGTTCCTCAGATAATAGTGGGGGGCGCTCAAGAGATCACCGAAGCTTCCGCAAAAATCGCTTATTTAGCTTTTGAGCAAACCATAGAGGAAGAACAGTTGTATATAGAAGAACAGGTATTAGCACAATTAAACTTAGAAATAAACTTAGAGTTTCCCGCTAGCTTAGAGAACGAGTTACTATCAGATAAAGCTAAATCAGAGACAATGCAAGCTAGCACTCCCGAAGACACAAGTGTAACATCCGCCGGATTAAGTCCAGCGCAGGGGGTGCAATAAATGGGATTCTTAAGTAAAATATGGAGCAAAGCAAAAACAGCATACAGTAATATAGATCGAGCAGTTGGTGGTCGTTTGCCTGGTGGGCAGACTCCACAAGAGAATCAAATTGCTAGTATTCCACCATCACAACCAGCACCAGTAGCACCAACTATTTCGCAACCGCAGAATTTTACACCAGCTGCCCCACAACCTACAAACCTATCTCCTCAACAATTACCACAATCCACAGTAGCACCAGCTAGTGAGGGACCAGGAGATTATGCTTATAGTCCAACAGCATTTAGTAAGGTAGCAAGCGGACAAGACCAATTAAATCCAACTACATTAACGAATATTCAAGAAGCTCACCCTTACTTATCATTAGCAGCAGAAATAGCTATGCCTGGACCAAGTGTAGCAGAGGGAAAAGCAGTAGCTAAAGCATCAGGTACAGTTCTTGATTATCTAAATAAAAAAGCAGTTGGAGAGATGTTTGAAATAACTACAGAGGGAGCAGCATCAAGAGGAGATAGGTTTAGATTACAAGCATTATATGGTATTCCTAAATACGCTAAACAACAAGTTATGGACACAGTAGCAAAAGTAAAGGAAACCCAATCAGCAAAAGTAGAAGAAATATTCACAAAAACATATCAGAAGATGGAAGCATCAGCAACCAAAGTTATGGATGATGGAGTAAGCGAGTTTACATCCAAAACAGCAGGGGGAGTTATAGATGATGGACTAGAACCTATATTCAATGCAGCCGGAGAATTTACAGGATATAAACCTAATACAGTTTGGGGGAAAATCACCTCAAGTGGGATATATACAGCTGCACAAAAGATAAGTCCGATTAAAGCATTAGCAATAACTGGGGCAGTATTATGGATGGCAGATAAATCTCTTGGAACTAGAGGCACAGTCCTCTGGGGTAGAGGAGATTTACAAGACATGCTTCCATTCACAAGAGAAGATCTAATAGATATGGGAGAATATGAATTAGCAGACGAGGTTAAAGCATTTAATGATGATATCTCAAATCCGGGTTTCTGGACAGAAGTTCAAACCTACATACCAGGGATAGGAATAAAAGAAATTGATGAAAACAAACAAAGAGCAAATGAAATAAGAAATAAAATGCTGGATATACAACAAAGAGATGCACTAATAGCAGAAGAAATAGATCCAGAAGCGACACTACTAAACCCTCCATATGATAGTGAACAGTGGTGGGCTAAGAAAGCTGCGGAAGATCAAATTGTAGAAATGCAAGTGCAACAA